CCTAACTCAAGTGTTGTTGAACAGTTGTTACTTGAAACCTCAACGAATATTCCAATAATAACAGACACATATCCGTATACGAACTTATTGTGGAATACAACTAACCTTAATAACTACTTATTTACACCAACAGTCAATCAAACATTTAATACAACAAAAACTTATAAGTTTTACAAACCAAAAAATTTAATAACAAATTTTGAGGACCCAACCGACAAAACTCAAATAAGACCTGTTGTTAGTTTTGAATACAAAAAACCTATATCACCTTCACCAAGTATTGGTTTTAATTCGTTCTATGCACAAAGAAACGTGTATTTGCCAACTGAAGGTATTGTTCCCACAGATGGAACAAGATTACCTAACACGGTTACAACATCGATGTTAAATACACCTTATTTGGTGAATGCAATACAATATGGTGTTACTAAACAAAAACAAGGATCTTCGAATCCATATGTTGAAGCCGCATATTTGTTTATTAATAGTCTACCTTTATCCACATTTAGAGAAAGATATAAGTCTCTATCATCAGCAAATCCTGATAATGTAAATGCGGTTAGTCAACTTGACTACATCTTTGCGAGTTTTAGAAAGTTTGGCGCGGTTCACAAAATGCCATATGCTTGGGTTTTAAAGTACGGGTCGATTTGGCATAGATACAAGACATACATCCAAAGTGGAACTCTCCAAACAGATATCCTATCACCAATTTGGACAAACTACAACTACGCAAATAACTATGATCCGAGTAACTCGGATGTGACAAAAGTTTATAATCTAACAATCGGTTCTATAAAACTACAAGATGAGTTTGTTGTTGATGGTGTTAAAATAACAAACATGGACGTTGGATTTTATCCAAAGACTGTTAATGATTTTAACTTTTTCTTGAATGGATATGATCTATTCACACAATATACGGATGGGGAAATAAATCAGGCGATATCAAAAGGTTTAAAAATACAAAACCTAAGTGATTCGAATATATTCAAAAGTACCTCAAGTATTGCGGGTCAACCTAGAACTATTGATATCACAACCTATTCTTGTTTAGTCCCAAGTTCGATAGAACCATCAGAGCCTGGTAAGTTAGTTTGTAATGATGCACCAACCACCCCAAGAGTAAACTACTTTGTTTTACCTTCGTTTGGTTCTAACTTCAATGAAGTAAATGAAGCGTGTTTCAATGGTGCTGGTCAACTAACCCAAGAACTCTCATTTAACGATTCTTTATACAACGGAACGGTTAGAACTTTTTGGAAAGCGCCAAACTATGGTTATTTCAATAATAATATTATTGTAAGACCACAAGTTGATGTTTACATGAACTTAATCCCTACGGTTGGTAAAGTTGACGCTTTTAGGTTGTTGACCAATGGTAATTATTCAAAGTTTGATGACATGTTTACGGTTTTTGAAAGATCAGTTTTTGACAAAATGGAAACTGAGTTTTTAAATTTTGCACAATCTTTAAATAACTACAAACCAAACAACAGTGAGACTGATCCGTTGATCATTACATCAGTAAATGAACTCGTCTCCCAAGAACAACAAGACTTGAATGAGGTTTATAAAAACTTCCAATCTATGTTTAGAAGTTTGATGGCGGTTCCAATCCCAAGTGTGTATGCCGATCAAGAGGATTTTTTCAATAAAATTATTGAGAATCAATATTCGAATGTGATGCCACAATTACAAGGGTTTCTCGACTTCGATGTTGCCCTTAGAGTAGGAAATCCAACAGGGTATAGGAGAAGAGTTGTGGACTCTTATATCTCTTACGTAACAGGTCAACTACAAGTTGCGGATCCAATACAGTTTGCTTCATATAAAACAAACACATTACCAACAAACGGAGGTACTCTAACTGTCCAACAATCACGACTGGCAAATCCCGCGGCGTGGGCTGAACTTGATTTGGATGTTGGATTTTCAACAATACCTGAGTTAGTTTATAATAATGGTGGTTCTTTTATTACTGATTTCTTTGTCAATAGTAATATTGAGTTCACACAACAAAACGTGTTTCAGTTAAGTGAATTGGTAAAACAATATGCGACAGAAAAGTTATCTAATCCAAGTCTTACCGCTCGAGATTTTGCCGGTCAGTTGAGTGCTTACATTAATGACAATGAAAGTTTCTATAATACTACCTTAGACAACACCATTAATATTTTCCAAAGAAATTTACCAAATATCTCACAAGTTCCTGAGGGTGTCATCAACTCCCAAATGGATGGAAAACAACCCAAAGTAGAAATCTACGAAATGTTCAAAGCGCTAAACGATAAGTGGATTGCGGGTTACGACAACACACAAACCACATTGTTTGAAGATATGATGTTTTTGGATAGGGCATCAAAAAATATTGGTGATCAAGTTATTATCGACATATTTGAAATGGAGACAATCATCGATCCTGATACAATGAATCAGAGTATGAGTGTTTTTCTTCTCATTAGTGGAATACTGACACAAAACAACTTCTCTGTAATGCCAATGCCGGCTTACGTAAATTTCTACAATCAACAGAATATCAACAACCAAAGTCCTGAGGAAAGTGTTACTGACTTTGCAAATAACATGTGGGGAACTTTTCTGACTTTGGATTATAGAAATGCTGGACCTAAACTTATTTGTTTCTATACTGATAGACCATCGAGTTATTTGGATATGAAAGATAATAAAAACTATCTTTTTAGAAGTGATGCGTTTGACCTTAGAGACACAACTAACCCATTGTCATATGATGATAAGGATGTTGATAAGGTGATGAGTAATAAAGTAGTTGGGTTCAACGTAGATATTGGTATAAGAAGTCAGAACATATTCTACTCATTCAATATTAGCCAAGACGGTGGTAAGGCAACCTCAGAGTCTATTCAACAAACCAACTTGATGTCGGATAGTGCATCTGGTCGAAGTACGGCAACACAAAACGTTTCACTGTATAACATATACAAAAACATGAGTTATCAGTGTGAGGTTGTTGCTTTGGGTAACGCGCTTATCCAACCCACAATGTACTTCAACCTTAGACACGTTCCAATGTTCAATGGTTCATACATGATCATAGAGGTCGATCATACGATCCAACCCGGACAGTTTCAAACAAAGTTTAAAGGTATTCGTCAAAGTGTCTACAATCTCCCTGTTATTGATGTTTACTTACAGAGTATAAACAGAAACTTACTTCAAAAGATTTTAAAAGTTGTTACTCAGAGAAAGGATGATGCACAACAAGACGGAAAATCAACCACAACCCAAGGAGCCAATGCGAATACAACTCAAGGAACAACAAGTATTGCTGCTCAAAATGCGTGTGTTTCAAAAGTTGTTGAGCCTTACTCGACAGAAACATTAGGTTTTGAATCAATCGCTGGTGTTCAAACTAAACTGACTGAAATAGAGTTCTTGAATGCTATTAAGAAGGTTACGTCAAATACAGACTTACAATATGTAATGTACATATTCAGTTACACGGCATCCTTCAAGGAAGGTAACTTCACGGCTTATAATAACAACTACGGACAAATTGTTCTTACATACGATTATGGTGAACTTTCCAGATACTTTGGACGATTCTTTACTTGTCAAATAGGAAAAACAGAAAGTGGTTCAAGTTTATCATTACCATATGCAACTTTTACCACCGTTGAAGATTACATGTTATTCCTTAGAGATAAGTTGTCACCAGCACTACCAAATATTAGGCAGAAATCTATTTCGACATATTATCTACAACTCTTTCCATACAAGAGAGGAAACAGTCAGGGTGCGACAATTCAAACAACAGATAGAATCAAAAGAGCAAAAACGAGTTTGGATGGAATGTCTCCTAAACTGACAAGTACAATACCTTTGTTCCCACCTCAACCAACACTAACACCCAGTGTAAATAGTCAGGGTAACATACCGGCAACACCAACTTGTGCAACACCAACACCAACACCAACAAGAGGGACTATAGCGGGATCAAGTCAATCTAATCTACCACCGACTCCGACCCCAACCCCGAGTAGAAGTGGTGTTGGACCGGCAAATACTCCCGACAGACAAACATTGTTAACTGCAAGTCAAACAAACGGTGCAACATTTAATGTAAGTTATGGTCCTCAAGGTGTATTAACAGGAAACTTTGTTGTGACCACAGCATCTTTACAAAACTCATATCCTGCGGTGGTTACTATTAGAAACGGATCACAAATAATACAGGTTGCTCAGTTTGTAGTTGGACCCACAGGTGGAACATTTATATCGAACCAAAACGGGTACAATGATTCTCTACCGTTAATTGCTACTCAATCACAAAACTCAATAACATTCTTGGTAACGGTCCAAACACCCACACCATACACCTTTACTTATTATATTCCGATTAATTCGTTGTAATAGTATATTTATTAAGAAAAAACTATTATGGATTTAAATAATATGTTAAACCAATATTTGGGTAAACAAGCCAGAATCTCTCAAAGAGATAATGGTGATGGTACAAAAGAAGTTTGTGATTTAGACACAGGGGACTGTTACGTTGTTAGAGAACGTGATGGACTTATCGAAAGAGCCGGACATCAACACACTACAAACAGAAGAGTTCGTGTTGAGACTCCACAAGGAATTAAACAACTCTTAAACGGTTAAGAAGATGAGTATCGATAAGAAAATTCTCAAGGAAATTGAGAGACACCACAGAATAAACAAGTATATCACAGAACAAGAGGCGGGTGCCCCTGCTATCGATGTACCCGAAACTCCTATAGGAGCACCAGCGGCGGCTGAAATACCCGCAGTTGCAGAAGTTCCCGCAGGACCACCTCAAAAGTTAGACGTTGAAGCAGACACAGAAGTTGAAAAGATAGACGACGAAGGTGCTTCATCTGAAGGAAAAGAAGAACTTGAGGTTACCGATTTGGTGAAGTCGCAAGAAAAAATGGAAAAGAAACAAGACGAATATTTTAATACCTTGTTTGGATACATTACAAATCTCGAATCAAAATTGGGGGAAATGGATCAAGTTATTGACAGATTGAATTCGATCGAAACAAAAATTGAAAAGTACAGAGAGAAGACCCCACAAGAAAAACTTGAACTAAGATCTTTAGACTCAGGACCTTTTAATCAAAAACTTACAGATTTTTTCGAAGACAAGAAAGAAGATTTTGAAAAAGGAGGTAAACACGAATACATACTTACGTCCGACGAAGTACAAGACATCAATCCGGCAGAAATTAAAAAAACATTTATGCCGACAGATGAAAAGTATAAGTTTTGACTTTTATGAAAAAATGACTATTATTAGGGTTGTGGGAAACCACGACCCTTTTTTAATTCCTATTTGACTATTAAACAAATTTGAACTATTTTTGTATCAACTATTAACTAATATTTATTTTCTATGAGCTCATTAGACGCAGTACTTGCACAATACGAACAGGCACAACGTTCATCAGGTGGTGGACAAGGCCAAATGTCTTCAGAAGAAAGAATGAAGAAATACTTCGCTCTTATCTTGGATGACAAATCAAACTCGGGCACTCGCCGTGTCCGTATCCTCCCAACTAAAGATGGGAGTTCACCATTCAAAGAAGCTTGGTACCACGAAATTCAAGTTGGTGGTAAGTGGCAAAAGTTTTACGATCCAGGTAAAAACGACAACGAACGCTCTCCTTTGAATGAAGTTTATGAAGAACTTATGATGACTGGTAAAGAGTCTGATAAGGAACTTGCTAAACAATATAAATCTCGTAAGTTTTACATCGTAAAGGTTATTGATCGTGACCATGAGGAAGATGGTGTAAAATTTTGGCGTTTCAAACACAACTACAAGAACGAAGGTATCTTGGACAAAATCATACCTATTTGGAGAAATAAGGGTGATGTCACTGATCCTGAAAAAGGTCGTGATTTGATCATCGAACTCACAAAGCAGAAGACACCTAAGGGGGCGGCATACACCACGGTATCAACCATTATGTATGATGATCCAGCACCTACTCATGAGGATCCTAAGATCATGAAAGTGTGGGTTGACGATGAAATGACTTGGTTGGATGTTTACTCCAAAAAACCCGTTGAGTATTTGGAAGCTATCGCTCGTGGTGAAGTTCCACGTTGGGATACTGAAAAGGGTGGTTATGTATATGAAAATAATGAAACCGCAACCGAATCTTTTGGTGGATCATCTTCCTCATCATATGTTGACCCACAAGCAAACTCACCTGTAGACGAAGATCTACCATTCTAATCTTGATGGTGCGGGCATTGTCCGCACCATTTTTTATTTTTTCTATTATGGCAATAAAAAAACAAAATGACTTCGGTTCTATAAAGAAGAAGTTCTCAACTTCTGCTAAGTACAAACCACAACGATTCTTCGATTGTGGTGAAGAGTTCTTGGACGCGGTTGGACTTCCTGGTCCTGCGATCGGGCACATTAATATGTTCTTGGGTCACTCTGACACGGGTAAGACAACTGCGATGATTAAAACTGCGGTGGATGCTCAAAAGAAAGAAATTCTTCCTGTGTTTATCATCACCGAACAAAAGTGGAGTTTTGAACACGCTCGACTAATGGGACTTCAATGTGAAGAAGTGGTTGACCAAGAAACGGGAGAATTGGATTGGGATGGATTTTTTATCTTCAATAACAACTTTTCGTACATCGAACAAATCACCGATTACATTAACGATTTGTTGGATGCTCAAGAGAAGGGTGAGTTGGATTACAGCTTGTGTTTTTTGTGGGACTCCGTGGGTTCTGTTCCGTGTAAGATGACCTATGAAGGTAAGGGTGGTAAACAACATAACGCTTCGGTGTTGTCTGACAAGATTGGTATGGGTATCAACCAACGTATTTCGGGTTCACGTAAAGCGGACTCTAAGTTCGAGAATACTCTTATCATTGTTAACCAACCTTGGGTCGAACTCCCCGACAATCCGTTTGGTCAACCCAAAATCAAAGCCAAGGGTGGAGAGTCTGTATGGCTCAACTCTTCTTTGGTGTTCTTGTTTGGTAATCAAAAAGGTGCTGGTACCACCAAGATTACCGCTACCAAGGACAAGCGCACTGTGAAGTTCGCCTCTCGTACCAAAATTTCTGTCATGAAGAACCACATCAATGGATTGGGTTACGAAGACGGAAAGATTATTGTCACCCCCCACGGTTTCTTAGCTGGTAAGGAAACTACTGAAGAGAAGGCTTCGATTGAGGCTTACAAGAAGGAGTATTCTGACTATTGGAAGGAAATCATCGGTTCTGATGGTGACTTTGTGTTGAAGGAAGAAAAAGAAGATAATTAATCTTCTTATAAAGTGAGAACACTTCTTATTGATGGAGATAATTTATTCAAGATCGGATTCCACGGAGTCCGAGATCTATATGTCGAAGGTAACCACATCGGAGGTGTTTTTCACTTCCTTAACACACTTCGTAGGCAGTTGGACGAAAACGAGTACGACAAAATCATTGTTTTTTGGGATGGTAAAGGAAACTCAACCGTTCGACGTGGAATATATCCTGCTTACAAACTGAATCGCCGAAACGATATGAACGAGCAAAAGCTCGAGTCATACTATTGGCAAAAATCCCGAGTTAAAGAATACCTTGAGGAATCATTTATTCGACAGATTGAAGTTAATGAAAATGAGTCTGATGATTTGATTGCCTATTATTGTCAAATTGCTACGGAAGAAAGGATTACAATCTTTTCATCTGACAAAGACCTTTTACAGTTAATTTCTGAATCGGTTCAGATTTTTTCTCCCATTAAAAAATTTTACTACAAGTTAGGTGACTATGTGCGTTTTGGTGAATATGAAATTCCACATCAAAATGTATTGGTTACTAAAGTTTTAATGGGTGACAAATCCGACAATATCGATGGTATTAAACTTCTTGGGGAAAAAACATTTGTAAAACTTTTTCCTGAGGTGCTTGATAAAGTACTTTCTGTGGATGATATTTTAACTAAGTCTCGTGAATTATTTCAAATCGAAAACAAAAGCAGAGTATTAAAAAATATCATTGATGGGAATACAAAAAGAGGTACATTGGGTGAGGAGTTCTACTCTGTTAACAAAACTCTTGTGGACTTAAAAAATCCACTGATTTCTGAAGAGGCCAAATCTGTTGTTGAGTTATATTATTCTGAAACCTTAGATCCCGAAGGTCGGGGGTCAAGAAATATTATATCAATGATGACTGAAGATGGTTTCTTCAAATATCTACCAAAAAATGATGATGCTTTCGTTGAGTTTTTAAAACCATTCATGAAACTGTCACGTAAAGAAAAACGAAAATTCAAACAATCTAACTAAATCTAAATTTTATGAAAGAAGAATCTCTAATTAAAATGGAGTTCCTTTTGACCTTGAACGATAACATAGTTGTTCAACGTTATTACAATGTCCGTAACTACAATCCCAAAGCACGCGGATCAGTAGAACTTTACTACCTTGTCCGAGATATTGATATCACTTTATCTGAAGACTTGAAGATGAAAACCGTTATGTATATGATGGATAATCAAGATAATATCATGGAAGATCCTGAGATCTTGAATACGTCAAACACAGATGATCCTGAGTGGTTTCACATGTATGTTAAAGTGGGTGAAGAAGTCCTTTGTCATCGTATTATTGACGCAAAACTATTCCCTCCAAAGGTCCGTTATACTGTGGATGTTCGTCCACATTTGAAAGAAATTCTCAAAGGATTGACCGAACTTTTTAGTTCTGAAAATTTAACTTCGGACTACTTGGGATATCAGTTAACTCGGTAATATTTAGTATATACAAGCGGCTCTATGAATAAGAATTTTGACTATCTCGGAAATACATTTCAACTACAATTAATCAATCAACTAATCACAGACAAAGAGTTCGCACAATCCATTATCGATGTTTTAGAAGCAAGTTACTTTGACAATAAGTACTTTAAATTGATAGTTCAAATGATACGTGAGTATCATTCAAAGTATCAATCATCACCAAACTTTGAAACCCTTGAGCAAATTGCCAAGACGGAAATATCTCAAGAGTTGGTTTTGAAAATTGTCGTTGACACTATCAAACAAGTTCAGGACGCACCATTTGAAGGTTCACCATTCGTTCAAGAAAAAGCACTAAAGTTCTGTAAACAACAAGAACTTCAGAAGGCTATGGATCGGGCACAAAAAATCATCAACCAAGGTGATTTTGAGTCTTATGATCAAGTCGAGGGTATGGTTCGTGAGGCACTACAAGTTGGAGAAAGAGAAACGGGTATTACTGAAGTTTTTTCGGGGCTAGATGACGTACTTAACGATGATTTTAGACATCCTATTCCTATGGGTATTACTGGGATTGATAGACTTCTTAAAGGTGGTTTAGCTAAGGGTGAGATCGGTGTCATACTAGCACCAACTGGTGTTGGTAAGACAACTTTGATGACAAAGATTGCTAACTCGGCATTCAATATGGGATATAATGTTTTACAAATATTTTTTGAAGACAATCCCAAAATCATACAAAGAAAACACTTTACCATATGGACTGGTATTGAACCTGATAATTTATCTATCAGACGAGAAGAGGTTATATCAAAAGTTGATGAGATTAAGAACACCATGCCTAATAAACTTATTTTGAAAAAACTACCTTCAGACACTATCACAATGAATCAAATCAAAAATCAAGTTCGTAAGATGATTGCCGATGGTACTAAAATCGATATGATTACCTTGGACTACATCGATTGTGTGGTACCTGAAAATGTAAAGACAGATGAGTGGAAGGCTGAAGGTTCAGTAATGAGACACTTTGAAGCTATGTGTCACGAACTTGAAATTGCTGGATGGACCGCAACTCAAGGTAATAGGTCATCAATTTCTTCTGAGGTTGTAACAACCGATCAAATGGGTGGTTCGATCAAAAAAGCTCAAGTAGGTCACGTAATCATTTCCGTTGCCAAAACATTACAACAAAAAGAAATGAAGTTGGCGACTATTGCGATTACAAAATCACGTCTTGGACAAGATGGTATAGTCTTCGAAAACTGTAAATTTGATAATGAACTTTTGGTTATTGACACCGAATCTTCAGTTACATTCCTCGGATTTGAGGAACAACAAGAAGAAAAGAAAAAAGATCGTATCAAAGAACTCTTTGAAAAAAGAAAACAAAGAGAACAGCAAAATTTATAAACCCCAAAAAAAACAATGAAAAATGGATAATTTAGTTAATTTATCAATTAGCGATAACCGATATGTAATAAAAAGAAGTGGTGACAAAGTTATGTTTGAATCTGAAAAGATCACCCGTGCAATTTTAAAGGCGATGCTGAGTATTAATAAAGTTGATACTGAAATGGCGGAAAAGATCGCTCGTTTGACTACAAAAGGTATTTTCAGAGGTGATAAAGAACGTATCCCACATGTCGATGAAATCCATGATATGGTTGAAAATAAACTCATGGATAACGGATTGAATGATGTTGCTAAAGAATATATCATATATAGATCTAAACACAGACCAAATATCTTCCAAAAAAGAGTTGCATTAAAACCTTATGAATACCCTGAGTTGTTACAGTACGTAGATGCAATCCGTCACTCATATTGGGTTCATACGGAGTTTAACTTTACTTCAGATATTCAAGACTTCAAAGTACATTTAAGTGAAAAGGAACAATCTGCGGTTGAGAGAGCGATGCTTGCAATTTCTCAAATTGAAATCGCTGTTAAAACTTTTTGGGGGGACATTTATAAAAAACTACCCAAACCAGAGATTGGTAGTGTTGGTGCAACATTTGCTGAGTCTGAAGTAAGACACGCTGATGCATATTCAAACTTGATTCAGTTACTTGGTTTAAACGGAGAGTTTGAAAATTTACTCGAAATACCTGCAATACGTAGAAGAATCAAATACTTGGAAAAAACCATCGCTAATCTCAAGTCGGTGGAAAACCAAGATTACTTTGAATCCGTAGTTTTATTTTCAATGTTTGTTGAAAACGTATCATTGTTTTCTCAGTTTCTTGTTATTATGTCATTCAACAAACACAAAAACGTTTTGAAGGGTGTTAGTAATGTTGTTGAGGCAACTTCCAAAGAAGAAAACATCCACGCGGAGTTCGGATTCGATTTGGTAAATTTGATCAAGAAAGAAAACCCAAGTTGGTGGACACCTGAGTTGGTTGAAGATTTAATTGATGCTACAAAAGACGCTTATGAAGCGGAAAGTGAAATTGTTGATTGGATTTTTGAAAAAGGTGACTTAGATTTCTTAACTAAAGAACAGACAATGGAGTTTATCAAACACAGATTTAACATATCATTAAATGCTATTGGTATAGATAGTATTTTTGATATTGATCAAAAACTTTTGGGGACTACTGAATGGTTCGACGATGAAATTTTAACAACAAAACACACGGATTTCTTCCACAAAAGAAGTATTAATTACAGTAAGAAATCCAAATCTATAACTTTAAATGACTTATTCTAATAAAAAAAACAAAATATAATATGGAAAATAGACAACCTTTTGACTGGATTAATGAAGAGTCAATCACATTTCTCCGAAGAGGATATCTTAGTGCTGGTGAAGAACCTTTGGAACGTATAAAAATTATTGCAGAACATGCTGAAAAACTTTTAGGTATGGATGGTCTTGCGGAAAAATTTTATGACTACATGAGTAGAGGATGGTACTCTCTTTCTTCACCTGTTTGGGCAAACTTCGGAAAAAAACGTGGACTCCCTGTAAGTTGTTTTGGTTCCAATATTGGTGATAACATCGAATCTATTCTTTATACACAAGCTGAAGTTGGTGAAATGAGTAAGATGGGTGGTGGAACCTCAGGATATTTTGGAAACATCCGTGGTCGTGGTGCTGAGATTACAGACAATGGACACGCACCGGGTTCAGTCCACTTTATGAACTTATTCCAAAGTGTTGTGGACAATATTTCGCAAGGATCAACTAGAAGAGGAAGATTTTCACCTTACCTACCAATTGAGCACCCTGATATCATGGAGTTCTTGGAAATTGGAACTGAGGGATTTCCTATTCAAGACTTGACACACGCAGTTACTGTGACAGATAAATTCATGGAGGAGATGATTGCTGGTGATGAAGAAAAAAGAGCTGTATGGGCTAAAGTTATTCAACGTAGAGGTGAGATTGGATATCCTTATGTGATGTTTACTGACACAATGAATAACAAGGCACCTGAAGTTTATAAGGACAAAAATATGAAGATCTATAACTCAAACCTTTGTTCTGAGATTGCTCTTCACAACTCAGAAGATGAATCGTTCGTTTGTGTCCTCTCTTCAATGAATCTACTTCATTATGACGAGTGGAAAGACACCGACGCGGTTGAAACTATGATTTATTTCTTGGATGCTGTTGTCACAGAGTTTGTAAGTAAAATTGATGACCTGAGAAACAATGGTACCATTGAAGGACAAAGAGCGTTCTTCTACTTGGAAAGAGCTTACAACTTTGCTAAAAGACAACGAGCTCTTGGTTTAGGTGTATTGGGTTGGCATTCATTACTTCAATCCAAAGGACTTCCTTTCGATAGTAAAGAAACTGCAAAACTTAACATCGAAGTATTCAAACTTATTCAAGATAAGTCATACCAAGCATCAGCTAACTTGGCAGAACTTTTTGGTGAACCTGAAACGTTGATTGGTTATGGTAGAAGAAATGTAACATTGAATGCCATTGCACCTACTACGTCCTCAGCATTTATTTTGGGACAAGTTTCACAATCTATTGAACCTATTTGGTCAAATGCATATGTTAAAGATGTTGCTAAGTTGAAAGTGACAATTAAGAACCCCGTTCTACAAAAGTTGTTGGCATCTATGAAAAAAGATACCAAAGTTACTTGGGATAGTATTAAGAAACATGATGGATCCGTTCAACATTTGGATTTCTTGACTGATGAACAAAAAGAGGTTTTTAGAACTTTTTCTGAGATCAATCAGTCGGCGATCATCAACCAAGCGGGTCTTAGACAAGATTTTATTGACCAAGCACAGTCTTTAAATCTTATGGTTTCACCTGACATGCCCACCAAGGATGTCAACAAACTTTTGATGGACGCTTGGCAGTTGGGTGTAAAAACACTCTACTACCAACACTCGATGAACTCGGCTCAAGCTTTTGCGAGAAAGAAACTAAACGTTAATGATTTGGTTTGTACTTCTTGTGAGGCGTAACAAATAATCGTTTTATTAGATAAACCCGTCAATCCGACGGGTTTTTTTATTTTATTAAAAAAATCTTAGGATTATATTTATCAGATATGGCAGAAGGTATTACATATGGTTTAATATTTCCGTTTAATGATTCGGTGACCGGCGACTTCTTGGAGTTGAGTGAAACTCAATACCAACAAATAAGAAGTGACTTAATTCATCTATTATTAACTCGTAGAGGATCAAGATATTTTTTACCTGATTTTGGAACCCGTCTATATGAGTTTCTTTTTGAACCTTTTGATGGATTAACATTTGACTCAATCGAAGCGGATATCAGAGATTCAGTTCAAAGATACATGCCAAATTTATTAATCAATAAGATTACGATAGAAGAAGCGGATCCAAGTGAAGAAGTTCCTTTAGCTAAAGGAAGACCTGTTGTTGGACAATCAAGAGAAACTCCATTCAAAGTTCCGGGTAAAGGAACCTCGGAATATACTGCAAAAGTGAGAATAGATTTTACAGTTGATAACTTGGCGTTTGCTCAGAGTGATTTCGTGATCATCAATATTTAAGATTATATGGCAAGTAATAAAATATCATACGTCTCAAGAGACTACGAGAGTATTAGAGTAGAACTCCAAAACTATGTAAGAACCTATTATCCTGAGTTGATTCAGGACTTTAATGATGCTTCGGTATTCTCAGTATTTTTGGATTTGAATGCCGCTGTTGCCGACAACCTACATTACCATATTGATAGAAGTATTCAGGAGACCGTTCTTCAGTACGCACAACAACGATCTTCAATATACAACATTGCAAGAACATATGGTTTAAAAATACCTGGTCAAAGACCTTCAGTTTCTTTAGTTGATTTTTCTATAACTGTACCGGCTTTTGGAGACAAAGAAGATGAAAGATATCTTGGTGTTTTGAATCGTGGGTCACAAGTCTTTGGTGCGGGTATCGTTTTTGAAAACCAAAATGATATAGATTTTTCTTCGCCATACAATGGTTCAGGATTTCCTAACCGTTTAAAAATACCAAACTTTGATGCTAATGGAAACTTGGTTAATTACACCATAACTAAACGAGAGTTAGTAACGAATGGTATTACCAAAATATTCAAGAGAGTCATCAATCCAAGTGACGTAAAACCTTTCTTTGAAATGTTTTTACCGGACAAAAACGTTTTAGGTATAACAAGTGTTTTACTCAAGAGTGGAACCAATTATACTAACGTACCTACCGCCGCTGAGTTCTTAGGATTGGCGAATAGATGGTATGAAGTAGACACATTAGCCGAAGATAGAATCTTTATCGAAGATCCGACAAAAGTTTCGGATCAACCTGGTGTTAAAGTTGGTAGATACATACAAACTAATGACAGATTTATAAGTGAATTTACCCCTGAAGGATTTTTAAAAATGACTTTTGGTGGAGGTGCAACCTCAGCCCAAGATCAGTTGAACTTATTTACAAATCTTGGAACTCCAATCAATATCCAAACTCTCACGAATAACTTTTCATTGGGTTCAACATTAGTTCCAAATTCAACATTGTTCATTCAGTACAGAGTTGGTGGTGGACTAGCAACTAACTTAGGTACCAACGTCATCAATCAAGTTGGTACAGTTTCCTTCTTTGTAAACGGACCCTCAGCAACAATTAATACCTCAGTTGTAAACTCCTTGAGATGTAACAACGTAACTGCAGCTATTGGTGGTAGTAACGCTCCTTCAACTGAAGAAGTTAGAAACTATGTAACTTATAACTTCGCAGCACAAAACAGAGCGGTAACAGTTAATGATTACAACTCATTATTAAGGAACATGCCATCAGTTTTCGGTGCACCAGCTAAAGTCGCCATCACTGAAAATAATAATAAGATTGTTATTAGTCTCCTGTCTTATGACACCTCAGGTGCATTAACAAGTATTGTTTCAAATACACTTAGACAAAATATTGCAAACTACCTTTCAAACTACAGAATGATGAATGATTACATTTCTGTAACAAGTGCTGAGGTTTTGGATCTTGGAGTCGATGTGTCTGTGGTTTTAGATGCCACACAAAACTCAGGACAAATTGTAACGGATATCGTAAACAGAATTGCAGACTATTTCAATCCTCAAGTTAGAGAACTCGGACAAAATGTTTATATATCGGAACTTAGAAGTATTCTCCAAAACTTAACAGGTGTAATCACAGTCACTGATATGATATTTCAAAATAAAGTGGGGGGTCAATACTCTTCGGCAGAAACCTCGATGCCTTACTCAGATCCTGAACAAAAAATTATACAATCTGTAGACGATACTTTGTTTGCACAACCTAACCAAGTTTATCAAGTTAGGTATCCACAAAAAGACATTAAGGTAAGAGTTAAGAACTTCCAAAACGTTTCCTTTTCTTAACTTTATTATATCCACAAAGGGGGTATATTTTCTAAGATAGGGTTTTTAGAAAAAACCTGATTAACTATTTATGAAAAAAGCCTTTGATGGGAAAGTCGTATAGGATTAAAACCGACATCGGTGTCGATAAGAACATTTCACTTCAGTTAGATCAAGATTTTGAGTTTCTTGAGATACTGTCCTTGCAAATTTCTCAAAATGACATCTACACAAAAAACTGTGCCGACTATGGAGTTGTGGTTGGTAGGGTTGTTGCCAATGGTGGACTTGGTATTCCAAATGTTAAGGTTTCGATTTTTGTTCCAATCACAGAGACCGATTCTCTGAACGAAGAGGTTGTTGCAATTTATCCATATGTAAATCCTAACGATAAAAACGATGATGGTTATAGATATAACTTGTTACCTTACACACCATCTTATCCAAATCATGCTGCCACAGGAACTTTCCCAACAAGAGGGGACGTACTGAAAGACCCTTTAGTTGCTCAGGTCTACGATAAGTATTATAAGTACACGGTCAAAACAAATGAGAGTGGAGACTACATGATCTTTGGTGTTCCACTTGGACAACAAACTATTTTCATGGATTTGGACTTGAGTGATATTGGTGAGTTTTCACTTACCCCTCAAGATTTAATAAGACTTGGATTAGCAACAGACGCTCAGGTGGCAGGAAATACGTTCAGGTCTTCACCTGATTTGGATACACTTCCACAGATTGTAAGTTTTCAAAAAACATTTGAGGTAAACCCATTTTGGGGTGATCAAAGTCTTTGTCAAGTTGATATCTCGAGAGTGGATTTTGATTTGAGAGATGAATTGAACATTGATATTCAACCCACGTCAGTTTTCATTGGGTCGATGTTTTCAACTATCGATAAGTATCGTATCGCGGCACCGAAAAATAGGAGTAACAGTGCACCATTAATGACCTCAGCGGGTTGTAAACCAAAAGACAATTTAGGTAACTTATGTGAGTTGACACCGGGTCCCGGTCAAATACTCGCCGTGAGACAAACTATATTTCAAGATAGTTTAGGTAGACCCATATTAGAGCAGTATAGGTTAGAAAACTCAGGTAATGTCATCGATGAAAATGGTACTTGGATGATCGAAGTTCCTATGAACATGGATTATGTTACAACCGCTGAGGATGGAACAAGAATATTTTCTAATGACCCAAAGGTGGGAATACCAACAAAAGGTCGATATAGATTTAAAGTTAAATGGGACCAGTCACCATCACAAACTGAACAAATTAAAAGACCATACTTCTTAATACCAAACGTTAGGGAGTATGGGTGGAGTACAAGTGTCTCGGATCCCATATATCAACCAAATAATCCAACATCGAGTAAAGATTTACAATCGTCCTATTATTTCGGACTTGATTGGAGTGGTTATACAGAAGCTTTTTCTACTTTGGTCTCTAATGAAAAGTTACAAAATGCGTTAAATTGTGAAGACACGTTTTATGAGTTTTCATATAATAAAGTTTACACTGTTTCATCATTATTAGATCAATACAAACGAGGTCTAAATCGGGGTAGATTTATTGGTATCAAAGAAATTGATAATAATGATTGTGCTTCTACCGTGAATAAGTTTCCTGTCAACGAGGGATTCAAAAACTTCGACACACAATTTTTTCTTTTTAGTATTTTACTACAGATCTTTCAGATCATTTTTCCACCCTTACTCATTGCTTATCATTTTATTGCATCTATCAGACAACTTCTAAGAATAATCACAGGTGTCTTAGGTGTTGCGCTAATAGTATTCGCTGGTATTCTTTACGTTTTAGCCGGTGCTCTCGCAATACCAACTTTTGGTATTTCAGTTGCGGGTATTGGTGCGGCGGCAAAACCATTTTTGATAAGTGGTATTCTTTTACTCACATCTTCGATTCTTATAAGTATAATCAAGTTTAAATCTTTTGGTTT